ATAGTTCTGGTGAAATGGTTACTAGAACAGTTGAAGATAGTAAAAGATTTTTTTCTGATTTACCAAAAGCGTTAAGTTCAAATGTTTCAAGCGTATTTCAATCTATTTTTGGAGAAAGTTTTTCAAAAGCTTCTGATGAAAATCAATTAAAAGCTGATATTGAAAGAAGAAAGCAAGAAGCTACAAATTCAAGAATGAAAAATGTTTCTAATGATGAAATAAATTCTAAAAGACAAGTTACAATTGCTTTACCTGTTAGAGAAGCAACCGCAAGTTCTATTAAAAGAAATGAAGAGAAAAAAGAAACAAAAGTTGTGGTTGAAACAACTCCTCAAAAAGTAGATGTTCATGTAACGGGATTTTGTATAAGATGTAAAAATGATATGGAAGGTAGTAATCAAATGCTTTCTAACTCTCCAGCCGCAGGTAACAGATGAGTCTTTTTGATGATATTAAAAATGGAATTGTGGATACAATTGGAACTTTACAAGATAGTTTAGATCGAGTTCCATTAAATGAAAATCAAAGAAATCAATTTAGAAGTGAGGGATTTGCTTTACCTGCAAATTATTCTGCTGACGGTAATGGATTGCCTTATAATAAAGTTCCGGCAAATAAACAAGGTCAAATAAAAAGAAATATAATAACTTGGTTTGTACCTGAATTTGGAACTGTTAAGATGTTTATTAATCCTGAATCTATTTCTTATCAGGATAAAAAACTAATTACAAAAACAAGAACTAAAGGTGGATATGCTCTTCAATATTGGGGAGAAGAATTAACTACTTTAAACATTTCAGGAACAACTGGTTCTTCAGGAATTGAAGGAATCAATATGTTATATGAAATTTATAGAGCTGAACAATATGCTTTTGATTCAGTTGGATTAACTTTGGCTGCAAATAATGCTTCAGCTGACATAGCGGGAAATATTGTTAATGGAGTTGGTTCAGCCATTGGTGGAGCAATTGGAAATTTAATTGGAAGTAATGAAGAAAGTTCATCTGCTGTTGGATCAAGTTTATTGGGTGGTTTACTAGGATTAGATTCTCAAACAAATAATTTAGCTGCAAGAAATCTTCCAACTTTAGCTCAATTGGCTTTTGGTGTTGAGATGTATTACAACGGTGTTGTTTATCGAGGATTTTTTGAAAACATAACAGTTAATGAAAGAGCAAACAATTTTCCTTTTGAATATCAAATTAATTTTACAGTTACACAAAAACGTGGATATCGAGTAAATCATTTTCCATTTCATCGTTCAGCGAATAGTGGACCATCTGATTTTGACACACCACATTCATTTAATGGAAGAATTTAATGAGTTTTTTAAGCAAATTATCCAATCAACTAGAATCTCAATTTTCTTTGGGAGAAAATACAAATCATTCTTTGGATGTTATTAATGGAACCAAAGAAATTAAATATGGTCAATTGGGAGATTTTGCTTCTAAAATTAATCAATCTGAAGAACGAAGATATGTTGAAGAAGGTTACTTAAGGAAAGATGCTTTTAATGCCGATCCAAAAGCATTAAAAATATTATTACAAGAACCAAGCGCAACTATTTTAATAAAGAAAAGAATGTTTTCGTCGGTTGCTGAAAATTTTCGTCCAGATTATATGGATGAAAATGAAAAAATATATTACAAAGCAATTAAGATTTTATTTCAAAACAAATGCCAGCAAATTTCTGCTGTAGAAAAACTTTTTAAAATTCAAAAAATTACTTCTGCTATTGGCAATGTTAACGAGCAATTGTTACCAGTTATTTTTTCTTTAACTGATCAAATTAATGGCAACAACAGTATTGGGAATTTATTTTCCAGTAATAATCCTTTTAGTCAAACAAAAGATGTGAGTAATTTAACAAAAGTAATTGATCGTTTAAGAAAATATTATGCATTTAGTCAAACTAGTGAAACAACAAATTGGATTACTGATTCTACTAATTTGTATCAATCACAATTTGGTCAAGGTACTGGAGTTATTGAAATAACAAATTTTTCTAATTTAAGTACTAGCACTACAAATTCAATTGCTAATCCAGGAAATTTTTCTTTAAACATTGCTGATCCATACAGATTAATGTTGATCACAGAATATGATATAGAAAAAGCTTTAGCAGATGCAACAAATGCCTTTTATAATCATAAAATATTTCAATTTGGCAAAGGAAACATTGAACAAACAATTGCAGAATTAAAAGGAAGATTAGATCAACTTAGAGTAGCTAGAAAAGCTAGTTCGATTAATTTTAAAATTAATCCTGATACTTTACTAGGAAGAAGAGTAATTGTAATTTTAGATACTGGAGAAGAAATAAAATTTGATTATGATTCAACTGGTGGAACTGGATTTCCTGGATTAGGTGGATTTGGTAATAGTGTTGATATTTCTTCTGATTTTTTTATTGGTGGAATTTTTGGTTCAAATGGTTTAGATACAAATCAAAATTTTAGAACATTAAGAAAACCTGATACTGAAGTATCTTTATTCAAAAGTTTGATTGCGGCAATTTTTAATAAAATTCAACTGGAAGCTAATTCTCAAAACAAAGTATTGGAAAATAATCAGTTAACAAATTATGCCAGAAGAAAAATGCGATTTAATTTTACTGGTAAATGTATTATTCAGCCAATGGATGTAATTCATGTATTTATAAATTCCAAATCAATTTATGATGGAAAAATTTCCACAGGAATAGAAAATGCATTTAATGGTTTTGGTATTTTACAAAATTTAAATAAAACAATTACAGATTTTACTCAAGCCGCTACTAATTTATTTAATCCTTCTGGCAGTATTAATTTACAAGTAGAAAAATCAGCATTTGTGGGTCCTGATTTTCCAAATTTTCTTTGGTCAATTATGAGAAATCAATTTGTATCTGAAAAGGAAGGAACTCACGTATTTGCAGGAATTTGTGATATTCCAAATGAAGATTATTCAGGTGGAGAACATTTTGTTTCTATAACTGGAAAAGATAATTCAGCTTATTTTGATATGGGAAAAATCAATTTCAAACCTGGAATTGATGTATTCAATGGATCTATTTTTGATCCATTAACTCCATTTAAAAGTAATTTTGATTCAGTAGTTTCTAATGCTAAAAATGATTTGCCAGAATTATTAGATGAAAACAAAGTTTTATTAGGAGGAACAGATGTTCCTTTAGTAAAATTTAAACTTGGTCCAAATGCAGGGCAAAAGGTTACTCAAGAAAATTATATTCAAGATAGAACAGTAGATAAATCAACAGGATTAATAACAAAAGTATTTTATGCGCCTGATGGACTTGTATACAAATGGAAAGAAGGAATTGGAATAACTGTTCAATTTGGTAGTTCTTTAGATTTAAACGATCCTCATAAAGTTGGAATTCCTAACATTGCGGTTCAACCATTTGCAGGTCAAGATGTAATGAATGTTCTGTCATTATTGATTAGCGGAGTTCCTTATAATTTTGCCACTTATTGGAAAGCAACTTCAAATTTCGAAGGATTTGGAAGAAATGCACAAAGTCAACAAGATGCAGCTCATTCGTTTTCAACTAGTTTACAAAATAATTTAATTAAAAACAATACTTTATGGGGTAATTTTATTCCTTTTAAAAATTTAATTCTTGATGAACAAAGTTATTCATTAGCAATTAAATCACAAACAAATATTATTAATAACAATAATTTAATCAATCAAAAATTAAAAGATTTAGAAACTCTTTCAACAAATGCAGCGTTACTAGGAATTTCAAATGTTGCAAATCCAGATGTTGGAACAAGTAGTAGAGCAGCAGTTGTTAGTAAAACATTTGAAAATTTAAATGCTGATATTTTAAAATTAATTGATAAAGTAAAAGATGAAAATCGATCTTATTTTTCAAATGTTGGAGATGATGTTTCTTTTGATGTTTCTAATTTTATTGATTCAAATAAAATTAGTAAACAAGCTTCTGATCCAAGTATTAGAAAATCAATTCGCAGACAAGTTAATTTTCTTACAAGAAGATTATCTTATAACATTAGAGCAAACGAAGATAAAAATCTTTTGATTGTAGATGATTTTTATGATAAGGATTATGATATTGCTGCTTATGAAAGTGCATTAGCAAATGGCATTTCTCTTTTTTCAAATGATTTTACAAGTGTAAAACAAAAAATAATACAAACAGCGCAATTATTAAATTTAGAAGTATTTTGTGATACACAAGGTCACGTTAGAATTCGACCGCCACAATATAATAGAATGCCAAGTTCTGTTTTTAGCAGAATGATTTATTTAAAAAAATCAAAAGGTATTCAAGTATTCCCACAATTTCTTGATGATTTATTTTCAACTCAGTTAAAAACTTTAAGAGAAAGATTGGAAATTGTAGAAGATCAAATTAGACTTGATTGTGCAGTTATTGGATTAAATAATGATTCTGCTGCATTGAATTTTATTTCTCAAAATGATTTAGGAGACGCTGGAGCTTCTGCATTTACATTTTTATCAAATTCAGATGGCTTAATTTCTGATTTACAAGAAATATTAAAAGGAGCTAGTTCTGATCTTCAGGGCGATCCAGATAATCAAGATTTTTCTACGATAAAAAATCAAGCTAATTCAATTAAAAATGTTTTTTCACCTTCGCAAAGATTTATTGCTATTTTAGATATTTTTAATGCAACCACTAATCAAAGTTTATTTGGGGTTGATGTTTCAATAGATACATTTGATTCTAATGAAAGAGTAAATGAAATAATTACAAGATTAGAAACAAAATCTGGGCAAAAAATTCCCAGAAATTTCTTTCTTAAAACTCCAGCTAATGTTGGATCACAAGTTGTAATT